CTATAGTATCATTACCTTCTTTACCAAAATGAATATCCTGTAATGATATTACACCACATACAGGATCTTGTTTACTAATATTTTTAATATTTGCTTTAGGTAACTTATATGTTTTTGGTGTCCAGTTTTCTAATAACTCTTTAAAAAGCTTTTCTTCTGGATTCTTAATCTGAGATACTAAAGCAGATACTCTCCAGTGATCACCCATTTGCTTATTCCAATACTGTGACAATTTCCATCTATCAGTATCTATTTTCAACAACTTAATTATTTCTTCTGCACTTTTAGGTTCATGATCAAAAGTTCCGGATATCTTACCTTCCCCTTTTTCTAAATCAATTGCTTCTACAACCTGTGCATTTTCTGCTGCTTTACTAAAAAATATAGATTTCTTTCTTTTTGTTTTTCTTTCTTGTAGTACTTCTTTTTTAATTTTAAGATATTCATCTTCACTGATATTACATCTTTCAGCAGATATTCTACTGTTCTTTTTCCATTTCAATGAATTGATTACTTTCTGTTTAATGTCTTGCATAGGGAAAGTTTTTAAATTTACCAAATATACTGAATTAATTATTAAAAAAAAAGAGGCCCCTAAAAGGAGCCTCTCCAACTCTTGTGATAGAAAACCAACAAACTATCACCTTCTGTTGTTATTTTTATTTGCCATTAACTAGCTAAAGTAGTGATAAGAATTTCAATTGGTTTACATGCTGAAGAGTTTCCAGCATCCACTACTTTAATTTTATAAGCTGTACTTGCAATTAAGTTTGTTATTGTAAGATTATTTACAGTTGGTACAATAGGAGTTGGATTTACTAATACCCATCCTCCTGGAGATACTTGTGTATCTACATATATATTTAACCCTGTACTATTACTCCATATACCATCCCAAACTACATCTACAGAACTTTTAGTTATTACACCAGCATAAACATTGTATGGATCATGTTGTACATCATTTGAAGTACATGCTCCAAGACCATTGGATAATATCATAGAAAATTTTTGTATGATAGAATCAAGTCTTTCACCGGAGGATATAACTATTCTACTACCAGGATCACCTATTTGAAAAGATGTACCACAATAACTTACGCATTCTGCACATTGTATATCATCACACCTTTCATTACCAACACTACAGTCTGTATATGTACACGGATTTGTGATTGCTGTATCAGAACATCCGCATTGTGAACTACATTTTGTACAATTACATGCCATTTTTTTTTATTTTTTTATTTAATTTTTTATATAATATTATGGGCACTGATCAGTTATAAACGCTGATATAAGGTTTGCATTATAACTTAAATTCCAATCTCCTCCAGTATCTAAAGCAAAAGTTCTCCATGGGTATGTTACTGTTCCTCCTGGTGGGGTATATGTTTTTGAATTACCTTCTCCCATTACAAAACATGAAATTCCTAGTGTAGAACAAGTTGCTGCTAAATTTACTAATCTTTGAACATCAACATTAGTAAATGTATCATCAGCACCACCTGGGTATTCATCTGTAAATATTATTAAATATTTAGCAGCACTTGGTCTCCAAGTACCCATAAAGGCTGCACCTTCAACTGCTAAACCTATTGCAACATCTGTTGGTTCTGGACCATTATTACCACCTCCTATTGGGAAAGCCGGAGTAGCAATAGGTGCTATTTGTGAATTAAATGCAGCTTCATTATTTATTGCAAAACGCTCCATTGTTGTAAACCACTGGTTAGTATTAGGACCAGTATTCATAATTTTTTGGTTTGCTGGTAATGAAGTATAATCAGTTGTACTACTATAATTACTACTTGGTGGCTGGATAGCTGTGCTATATTCATCCACAAGAGTTACAGCTAATTGATAATCATTTGCACCTGATTCTGCTATAATAGTATTAACTACTCCAGGTATCCCTGCTTTAAGTGCGGTAATTTCTTCTGCCATACTTCCTGTATAGTCAATTATAAACCCACAATCTATTCCATTTGTACAAGGATTTTCTGCTCCTGTAGATGTAAAATTAGTTGGGTTAATACATACCTCTGTTGCACCTTGGTAGTTAACGGTTATTCTAACGTTATAATTTGTGTTAGGAATTAAATTTGTAAATGTAACTGTTACAGGACCTCCTGGATTATTTACAGTTTCTGTTTGTTCAGTAATGTTTGTAACAGTGTTTATGACATCTAATACATACTGAGCTGTTGGTCCTAATGTATTTACAAAACTAATAGTTGCTTGGCTATTCTGTATATTTGACATAGTTGGAGTTACTGGACATGGTATAAATCCTGATACAACAGTTGTTTGAGTATCTGAGCATGAATCTGTACCATTTGTAACACAGAAGCCTATTGAGACATTTAAATCTTGAACTGTATTCATACCAGGTAAATTTACCTGTACCCCATTAGGGTCATTTTGTAAACTACTAACTGATACTATTTCTTGAATAGTATTACCATTTACATCTGTAATTGTGATAGTTGAACTACCAGCACAATCATTAAATGGATTAGGCATACTTGAATTTAAAAATATAAATCTAAGACCACTTATTTCTCCATCATTAAGAATATTCTGTATTGTATAACCAAATGATACTGAATCACATCCACCACCACAGCAGTTTGTTTGAATATCAGTAATAGCTTGATACATATCATCAATCACAACCCAAGCATTTTGCATAGATTGTGCAAGAGTAATTGCATTAGTATTCCAACCTGCTATAGAACCGTAGCTAACTGAATTGTTAGATAATGATACATAACTTGATGTTATAGCTGATTGTGAAATTGCATTATTAATTGTGCTTGGTAAACCAACAGCAGATTCTAATTCACAGAATCTAATTTCTAATGCTAGTAATAAAACTGATACATCTGTTAAATTTCCTACATTTACAATACATGTAGGTACCACTTGAGCTTCACTTCCTCCACTACCTATAGCACATACTCCTTCTGGAAATACACATGCTTCTAATGTGTTTAGTCTAGTTGTGTGATTTGCTATTGTTAATGTATTAACCTCAACTTCAGAAATTACCTCACATAATTTTTGTGCTGTTTTTACAGCATACTCATCTATTGGTAATGAGGTTACTTGATTTCCATTATTATCAAGATAGTATAAACAAGTAGGTAAATTTAATCTATTTGTAGGTTCATCTGTTGGTTTACCTGTTGAAATTTTGTTTTCACAAATTTGATCTACCATAGCCTGTAAAACTCCCACAAGAGTTTCTGGTGGTAAACCAGGAATAGCAAGACATGTTAAATCTAACCCTGTTAAATCAGGATTAGCAACAATACCTCCATCAAGGATATCACATAATTTTTCAGCTAGTTTAGCTACTACTTCGGTAATTGTATCACCATTGCAAAGATCTATACAAGCAATATCTGGTCCTTGCCAGATAACACAATTTGATGATATACTATCACAACCATTTGTAGTTGCGCTTGAGTTAGTTGGGATCATAAATATTTTTTTTTCTATGATGCAAGTCTTTCAGAAATGCTATACATATATAATATACAAAAAATTCTAAAACCAAACAAGAAGAATGGTTTTAAAATTTTTTGTAAAAATATTTATGAAAAAAGAATGAAAGTTTATTTTTCTTCTACAATCTCACTTATAGTACCGTCTTCTAAACTAATATTGACTGAACCATATTTATCTTCAAGAGATTTGCTTACTGCTTTCCAATTTGCAGTTGCTTCCGCATGTGTAGTTATAAGCTGATTTTTCACCAACTCTGCATTACCTATATTCATAAGTAATGTATTAATTTGATTTTGAAGATCTTTAACTTCTTCTAATTCCTTTTTAGAAATCTTTTTTGCTTTTGCCATTATAATTGGTTTTTAAAATTGTATACTCTTCAAAGATAATGATATTTTGGAAACTACCAAGGAAGATTAACAACTAAATTTGTTTCAGGTAGTAAATCTTTCTTAATTACATCCTGCATTCCTGTTATATAGTCATCACGTAAATACTTTACTAAGAATGATTTTACATCATTTTTAGATAATGATGTATAATCTTGCGTTGTTACAACTCCTTCATCAGTATCTTTTACAATATATGATCCGTGTACAGTTACACTTTTCTTTTCATATGTTGATTTTAATGACTTAGGTATAACTAGTGAACCTGTATAAGTAAATACTATTTCTTTTATTAAAGAATTGCCATCAGTCACTAATGACTCTATATCAAAGTAAAACCTTTGTGATAGGTATTCTTGTACTACAGGTGTTTCAATCTTTTCAATTATTTTTTTCTTAACTGCTTTTTTAACTGTTTTCTTTGTAGTTGTTTTTTTCTTTTTCATAATAATGGTTTTATAAATTATTAAAACTCACAGGGTTGGAGTAGCATACAAGTAGAGCTTCCATCTTCAAAGGTTATTTGCAAGTATGTAGTCTTACCTTCTGTAAAAAATTCTTGTCTCTTTATACTTGTTAACTTTCCATTTAGAAAAATATCTCCACCACCGTCTGAACCAGGTACACCTTGAGGACCTTGTGGTCCAGTGGCACCAGTAGCTCCCGTATTACCTTTAGAACCTGCAGGACCTTGTATTCCCTGCGGGCCTTGACTCCCAGTTGGACCAGTTAAACCTTGAGGTCCTCTTGATCCGGTTGGCCCTTGACTACCTGTAGGACCTTTATCACCTTGTGGTCCCTGTGCCCCTTGGCTTCCTGTAGCTCCAGTCAATCCAGTTGCACCTCTTGGTCCAGTGGCACCTGTTGCACCCGGTGCTCCATCATTTCCATCAGATCCATTACTTCCAGCAGGTCCCTGTGATCCTGTATTACCTTTAGCACCAGCTGGTCCCTGAGAACCCGTTGCACCCTGTATTCCTTGTGGACCAGTTGATCCTGTATCTCCCTTTGGTCCAGTTAAACCTGTTGGGTCTCCAACCCAAGTCCCCTTATCGCTAATTACATCATTACCATTTATTCTAACAGAACCAGCGTCAACAACTCCTTTAACTTTTAATTTACCGGAAGTTGTTAATGACATAGCACCATCACTATTTGCCTGACCTTCATATTTCCAAACCCATCCACGGTCTGCATCATTATTCATTTGGAATACTGTAGCATAGTCATTTAAATAACCATAAGATTGACCGGATTGCATTCCTATACCATAAGTAGATGAAGTACTCCAGAATCTATATTTACTTGGATTATCACCTGAATTAGTATAATGGTATGTTCCACCATTAGGTCCTGCTGGACCTTGTGAACCAGTATCACCCTTTGCACCCTGTGATCCTGTGTCCCCTTTTGCTCCGGCTGCACCAGCAGCACCTGCAGGTCCTCTTGCTCCCGTATCTCCCTTAGCACCTGCTGCACCAGGATTTCCTTGTATACCTTGAAGACCTCTATCTCCAGTATCTCCTTTTGCACCATTGGTACCATTTGTTCCAGCTGGACCTCTTGCTCCAACAGCTCCAGTATCTCCAGTATCACCTTTGGCACCAGCTGCTCCAGCTGCTCCAGTTAATCCACGTATTCCTTGAATTCCTTGAATACCTTGTGAGCCAGTGTCTCCTTTTGCACCGGCTGCTCCCGTATCTCCTTTTACACCTTGAGGACCCTGCGGTCCTGTATTAGTAGGCATTGTTACAGAGTTACCGTCACTTATAGTAAGTGTTTGTCCTGATACAGCTAATGTCTGTTTTGTAGCACAAATACTAATAGTTCGTTCTTCTTCATTGACAGTTACATTTGTTCCTGTACAACCAACAAAAGTTAAAGTATCACTATTTGATGTTGCTTTAATAGCACTCTTACCATCAGTTACATTTTTAAATATATTTTGAGAAGAACCTCTATCTGTATTTGTAATAGTAATAGTACCTCCACTAGATGTAGAAGTCATTTCTGATTGTATACCACTACCTTGTGCTATTGTTAATGTTTCACCATTTGTAACAGCTGTACTTTCTGTTCCATTTCCTTCTTTAATAGTCCATGAAGACATTGTTCCTTGTGGTACACTAAAAGATGTTGTTAAAGTACCACCATCTCTTTGTGTTAATGTTAAAGTCTTTGTTGAAGATCCACTATCAGAAAATCCTGTAATAGTATTATCATATGCATTATTAGATTCTGCTGAACTACCACCACTCCAAGTTACCGCACCACTAACAGTTAAAGCATTTGTACTACCATTAAATGTTAATCCTGCATCACTTGTTATATTAGTTGATCCATTCCAATAAGCAACCCTTCCTGACGTACCACTACCTGTTACATTACCAACTTGAGTATTATCTATTTTCTGCCAAGCATCTGTAGCTTGATCAGAGAATACTGCCCAGTCACCAACTGCCCAATCTGTAATTCCATCTAAATTTGTAGATCCAGCTTTAGAAATAATATAGTATTCACCAACAGTTCCTATTCCAGTTTTCAGTGCTGGACTATTTGCAGCAGCATCCCAAGTTCCTTTATACTTTAATACTCCTGTTACAGCTGAATTAATAGCTGTTTGTATCTGAGCACCTGTTGCTAAATTAGTAGAAGAAGAAGTTACTGTACCTGTAATTGCATTTACTATAGGATCTGTTCCTGAAGTTACTGATATTCTATTTGCAGTACCTCTTACTCTTGTAACTCCAGCACTACTTGAAGTACCTGCACCAATTAATGTTCTAACTTCTGCAGCACTAATTCCTGAATTAAGAGTTGGTGTGGTTCCATTTGAAAGTATTGCTGGTACACCGGTATCACTAACCTTAAGACTATTTTTACTAATATCTGATGCTTGAGCACTTGTAATAGTTGTAGTATTACCAGCCATAGCTGTAGTAGAAGTAGTTCCAATTACTAAATTAGATGATCCATTACCTGTACCTGCCCCAATGAGACTTCTTATTTCTGTAGCTGATATTCCTGAGTTTAATGATGGAGTAGTTCCATTAGACAAAACTGCGGGTACCCCAGTATCTGATACTTTTTTAGTGTTATTTACAATAGCAGTTGCCTGTGTAGAAGTAATAGTTGTTGTATTACCTGCCATTGCAGTTGTTGCTGTTGTACCAATAACTAAATTAGAACTACCATTTCCTGTTCCTGCACCTATAAGAGATCTTACCTCTGAGGCACTTATTCCAGTATTTAAAGTTGGACTTGTACCATCAGATAAAATTGCAGGTCTACCGGTATCTGGTAATGTGTTAGTAATAGTTATAGTTCCACCACTACTTGTTGATGTCATCTCAGATGTAATACCCGTACCTTGAGCAATAGTAAAAGTCTCTCCATTAGTAACAGAAGTTGACTCAGTACCATTACCTTCTTTTATTGTCCAAGAACTCATAGATCCTGAACCTGTTCCAGCCCCAATTAATGACCTTACTTCTGCTCCAGTTACACCGGAAGCTAAAGTTGGTGTACCACCACCACTAAATATACCTGGCTCAGCATAAATAGTTGAACTATTAAATGCATTTGATCCAAATGTATATGTTTGGTTAGTTGTACCACTTACACTGAATGTAAGCGTGTTACCTGATTTAGTTATACCATTAAGATAAAAGTTTGATGCAGATGTTAAATATCTACCATCTAAATCTACTGTAAGGTCTGCTAGACCTGAACGTGTCATTGTTAAAACTCCATTGCTAGTATTAAAGCTAACACCTGATACATAGTTATTTGTACCTGTCTGATCATTAACCCATTTTACAGCAGAACCTGTACTACTAAGTACCTGACCATTTGAGCCAGCAGATCCTGTACTATCCAAGAATGCATCATCAGTGCCTAACTGTACACTTGAATGTAACTTGTCACCATCAATATCTAATAACCTTTTTGAGCCTGGTATAGTTGCCATATTATTTCTTTTTTCCTTTTAATTTAAATCTTGTCATTTTCATTTTGATTTGTGGATCCATAGCACCTTGATACATACTACCATATACTATCACATCTCTATCACCAGACATCTTATATGGAGCTTTATTTGGATGGCCTGTTGCAACCGCCTTAACTCTTAAAGAAGTACCTGGATTTGGAAATACATGATTAGTACCCGTATTATAACCTTCCCATGTAGATCCTCCATCATTAGATACAAAATAACTTAATGAACACCCTGTAGGAATAAACCAATCAATTGTTTCCCAATAAACTACATTTATTTCTTGACTATTGTCAAGTGTATAATTACCATATGTTATTGACCAATCTCCTATTAACTCATTTTTATAATCATCACTCCATATTCTAAAACCATGACCATCTGCACCATAACCACTATGAATCCACCAAGGTACCCCATTAGTAGAATACATTCTTGTCATATTAGATCCATAATCTACTCTATAGTTTCTTCCTCTACCTAAAGAAGAGCTATCATTAGTCACATCATTATATCTTAACAATGCAACAACTCTATTATTATCTTCATCTATCCAACCTGGTATCATTGCTTTACCTCTATCTCCTGTTGTTGGACAAAAGTCATATCCTGGCATTCTATCTGTTGGTTGTCCTACTGCATCTGATTGGTATTTAGTACCTGCCCTAAATTGAACAGAATAATCGTTACCAGGTGTTTGTGATTCTGTATATCTCCTTTGTAATAAAATTGCCTTTGCTCCACTAAAACACGGTGTTACATCTACCTTAGCTATACTTGAATTTACTCCAACCCAGAAAACATTTGGTGCTCCTTTAGGATCTGGTATATACCAACCTTGTTCATAGCCGTCATCACCAAGACCAATATCACCCATGTCACACCATACAATTTGTGGTTTAGATGTTGATGCATCAAGTACTAAAGCAAAATTGGCATTGTAATAATACCCATATAAAACTCTATCATTAACTTCATCATACATCATCCAATTTCTATAGCCATTCCTATCCATAGGGGAAGATCCAGGATACATGTTGGCTGCATCATCAGCTTGTATTCTTTCTTCAGCACCTGTTTTTAGGTTTCTTCTCATTATTTTTTTGTAATGATGAGAGTCATGATCACCTGCATATATCCATTCTCCAGCAGCTACTAAACCACTAAAGTAAGATGAGCCTACTCTATTGACATAGCCTCCGGCTGTATCTTTTGATCCTATAAAAACATCTGGATTACTATGTATTGGTCTAGGATCTTTTACAAATGTTGATCCTCCATTAACAAGACCGCTATAATCAAATGTAGTGTATCCTTCTACATTATATGACATAGCAACACCCTTCTTGTTTATTTTATCTATTGCAACTGACGTAATGTGATTATATGTAGATGTTGTATCTCTCCATAGAAAATTAGAATCATAAAACAACCTAGTCATTGAGCCATCATCATTAAGTCTACGTACTGCAAAGCCATCACCCCAGCCTACTGTAAAAAGCAAGTCACCATCTATTTCATAAGAGTTTGTAAAACCTATACACCTATCACCACCATCATATTCACCACTACCAGAAGATATGGTAAGATTACTCATACCTCTTTTTTGAACAGGTACAATAGCAACTTGGCCGCCATAATCATTAGCAGCACAACCTATAATCTCTTTTATATCACTTCTATTTAAGTAAGTTGCTTTAAACATTCTTCTATTTCAAATTTTAATAATTGTATCATTTCATCATTAAACCCATAACCAGCTTGCATTTGAAATTCTTCTTCTAGTGCAAGCTCATATTCAGCTAAACAATTTAGCCAATATTCTCTATCTGTTCCTGGTTCTGTTCCTGCCATAATTATGATGTTACTACTTCTACCCAAAACTGATGGAAATTTCTACTCTTTGCAACATTATACATATATGATGCGTTTTGTCCACTATAAACTATTGATGCATTAGATCTTGACAATGCAGCTTGAGTTGGTTGTGAATCCATATATATTTCTATATGATCTATAAATCTACTTTCTGGTTTTTCATATTGTACATAATATGCAGTGTTTAAATTAACAACACCCATGTTACCTACAGTTAATGCACCTACAGTATATACTTGACTTACCAATGTAGGACTTGAATATACACCTTCTTTAACAGCATACACTCTATATGACATTGTACCGCTTGTATTAAAGGTGGTATCTACAATAGTCATTGTAGCAGAAAAATCATCTATTGGTACTTGACCTATAATACCAAAGTCTGCACCATCATCTGATGACCAAACTTGATAGTAATCTATATTATTTGTTGTTGATTTACCAAAAATAACTTCAATAGTGTCACCTACAATTTTTGTTGATACATTAGTAGGAGCACCTGGTGCTGTAGGTCTATGATTGCTTATAGCATTATCTACATATGTTTTACTTGTTGCATCTGTACCAGATGAAACTGTATCTACACCTTGTATTCTACCAGTTCCTCCAAGAGTAATATCACCACCTGATACTGTTATATCATTAGCAAAAGTAGAATTACCACTTGTGTCATTTATTGTTGTAGTTTTTCTGCCTGCCCATCCACTATTCCAGTTATCAGGAGAAGAGTTTATCTGTATTCCTGACTCAGCATTAAAATAAACAAACTCATTAGTTTGTCCTGTTGCTACACTTGAAGACTCTCCTGCATTAAGTACAAGTTGTTGACCATTTTGAGTATCAATTCTTTTTGTTTGTATACCACCTGCATTTGTAAATACTCCTACACCACTAAATGTTTTAGTACCAGCTATACTTTGAGTTCCTGTAGTTCTTACAACTGTACTGTCTAATTGAATAGTTCCAGTAGAAGTTATTGTACCACCTGTAATACCATTTGTTGTGACTATAGATGTTACACCTGAGCTTGTAACATATCTTCCGTCAAGGTCAACTGTTACTGCACTAAGACCAGATCTATTAAGTGTTAATACACCAGTAGATGTACTAAAAGATGCAGAACTTAAATAATAGTTTGTTGTTGTATCTTTAGATGTAATCTCAATAGTATCTGTACTTGCGTCAGTCTTTATTGTAATGTTAGTACCTGCCTTAAATGTAAGTGTATCATTATTATTATCTGCAACAATATTAGATTGACCAGCTGCTGCAATATTTTTAAATATGTTTTGAGCTGAACCTCTATCACTGTTTGATAAAGTTATTGTACCACTTGTTGTTATTGTTCCTGTACCAGATAAACCATTAGAACCTGTAACAGTAACTGAAGTTACAGTACCTGTTCCTGAACCTGCACCAATATCTGATAAAAGTTGTGCTTTGGTTCTATACTTCAATGCCGCACCATCCCAAACTAATATACCAGTATATGAACTATTATCATTACTTATACTAGTGACACTAGATGATCCATTTATTTCTATTGAAGATAAAAAACTTATAGCCATGACATTTTATTCTTTGTTTGCAATATACGTATTTTTAAAAAAAAGGGGAAACACTAAATTCTAGATTTAAATGCTTCCCCTTTAAATTCTACTCTTTATTATCCTACAAGCTGCATTACCACTGTAATATTATTTGCACCTAAATTACTAGTTGCAGTAAATGTTATAGTTCCTGTTGTTTGATCTGCAAGAACATCCATAAATACTTGACCTCCTTTAGGATCATAAGTTTGTATAATCCAAGGTCCGTTAGCTAATCCGTGAACACCTGTTGCAATTGAAAAAGTGTTTGTATTAGTTGCTGGATAAGTACCTGTGTATGATCTTTTAGATTGAGCACTTGCTAATGTTGCTGGAGTTACATATCTAAATGTATCTGTTCCTTTATCTACTTCAGCTTGTGTTGCAATCTCTGTAACACCAACTGCAGTCGTTGTTGCATTAGGTAGTGTTCTTTTACTCATTGATGTAATAACACCATCAGTAACATTAATCTGATCTACTACATCTACATCAGCTGTATCAAGATCTGTACTAGTACCAATCTCTTTGTTGAATGTACTTGCTAGTTGAGCATCACTAATTCCACCTGCTTTAACAGTAATGAATCCAGTTGCTGTACCAGCAAAAGTTGCACTACTAAATCCAGCAACACCTTTTTCAGTTGCTCCATCTGTAGCACCTACACCCGCAATGTTTTGATCTTGTATTACTATAGCATAATCTGAAGCTGGAGGATTAGAACCTGCAGCAATTGCTTGATTAGCATAAATTGTATCACCAACCTCTACATCTACCGTGCTTCCATTAAATGCTATAGTACCATCTTTAGTAACAACAAAGAAATCACCCGTTGTAAGAGCAATATTACTTGCTCCTGCTATTGCTGGTGAGTTTGCAGATGCATCATATCCACCTTGGAATACACCAACTCCGGCTACAAGTGCTTGTACTTGTCCTAAGTTAACTCCATCCTTTGATGCTGTACCATTTGCTAAAGTTGTGAGTTTGAAACCTCCAAAACTTAAATCAGCAGAAGGTGAATCAAATACAGATAATGAAACTTTACCAAATGGTTGTTTAACTGTTTCACCATTACCACTTGCTGCATCTTGTATTAATATTAAGTCATCAGCCGTTGGAACTTGTGCCATTTGTGGGGCATCATCTATAAGACCGTTTACACCATAATCAACTTCAACTGTACCTGTAGCTGTTATTGTTCCACCCTTAAGACCTGCACCTGTAGCAACACTTGTTACTGTACCGGTTGTGTAAGTTCCTAAAGTTAAATCACCAAGTATTACTTGACTAGATGAACCTGCTCCAGCAATGTTAATTGTACCTGAAGTAGTAATTGGCCCACCTGTAATTGTTAATGCATTACCTGTTTCTGTTATATCAATACTTGTTACACCTGATCCAGAGTCATTAACCCACTCTACTACACCTGTTGAAGAAACAGCAAGTCTTTGCCCGCTTCCACCAATTCCTAATGTAGCTAATGAATTTGCAGCATCAGAAAATAATATATCTCCTTTAGTATATGATTTTTTACCTGTACCACCATTTACTTCATTTAGTATACCAGCTAGAGTAATTGTTCCACTAGATGTAACTGGACCACCACTTGTTGTTAAACCAGTAGTTCCACCACTAACGTCTACAGAAGTTACAGAACCTGCACCTGCATTGATATAAGTTGCAACTTGAGATAAGTTTGCAAATTTAGCATTGCTATCTGTAGCATCAGAAAATATAACTTTATCTGTTGCTGCTAATGTAACACCTGTTCCATCAGCTGCTGCTAATACAACGTTATCTGCACCTGCATAATCAACTGATAATGTTCCAGCTGCTGTAATTGCACCACCTGTTAAACCTGCTCCAGATCCTACAGAAGTAACTGTACCATCTTTTCCAAAACCAGGAAATTTAGATAGTACTTCTTTATAGATAACATTATCTGCATTTGATGAAAACCATAAAAAGTCTTCCTCTGTAATAGATTGTGTAGTTGCTTCTAAGATAGCATTGGCTGCACCACTATATGTAATGTTTACGGTTGGAGTTGCATTTGTTTTTCCGGTTACACTAATACCTGTTCCAGAAATTACATCAGTTACTGTACCATCAAACTGATCATTTGATGTAACTGTTAGTGTATTACCAGATCTAGTTACAGTTGTTGTACCAGCCCCTACTATTAATACATCATCATTGGTTCCATCTGAACCTGCAAGTCTTACACCTGCTGTTCCATTTGATGAACCAACACCTGATAAATCATAAGTAGTGTCACCATCTGCACCTGTTGTTATATCTACCCAAGCAGAACCATCATATAATCTTAACTTACTTGAGCCAGAGTTATAATAGATTTTACCTGCAATTCCTGACGGGTCTGCGCCAAGAGGCTGAATAATAACATTTTGTATTTGATTATTATTCAGATTTAAATTTCCTTGGACATCTAGTCCCGTTAAAAATTGTACTGCCATTTTATTTTATTTTATTTATTTGTTATTTATTTTACTTATTTAATTTAAAAATGCACATCCTGAAAATGATGCACTAAATGTTATTTTTAATTGTTGTGTGCTTATATACTCTACGTTACCTACTACTGTAGTATTTGCACTATCAACAACAGTAACTGATGGGTATGAACCCAGGTTATGTGTGATAATCCATTCATCTGATGCTACTTCAAAACATTGAGTGTATGTACCACCATCTTCAAGTAAGTCTTCTAAATCATATATTGTACAAACATTAGTTGGTGTAACTGGACAACTCATGCTGGCTTTTAAATTTATCTGTGCTAAAGGCTCAACAAATTCTCCTTCTATTTCAGTTGATGCTACCACCTTGTTACTGGCTGCATTTTGCCAGTCACACAATGATTTTTTTAATACAGCTGATTCAAAATCAGAATAACAACATGGTGATATTCCATACTTAACTTCTCTAAAAAGAACATACACCTGCTGAGCAAAATTTTGCTCTGTGCTTATTCTTTTTATGAGAGCTTGCTCTTTTTTATAATCACTATTTGATGTATGTTTTGTAGGCATCAGTAGTTATGTATTTCTTAAATTTTTAATTTGATGTGCCGCTAATTGTAAATCAAAATCACGTGATGATGCTTTAACTTTTTCTTGATTAGCTTTAGCAATTACTTCAGCTTTACTAGCAGCAAATCCAGTCCTACACGTTTTGTGTATAGTAACTCCATCTACTTGAGTCTTTTGACATCCGCATGTGAACGGTTTATTACAATGTGCACAATTCATAATATTTTACATTTTGGTTTATGTATATTTAACAGTGTCCTGAAGGACAAGCTATTTTATTTAATCTTTGCTTTGCGTAAGTGTATAGCTGTATTGCTTGAGCAGATGATTGGCAATATTCTGCATTTGCAACTGCTGCATCTATAAGAGTTCTAATAAATGACATTTCATTTAAAAGATCCTGTTTTTGAAATTCTGGTTGACATGCCTGAACATCAAGTTTACATAAAACTTCATAATAAGTAGTAAGTAGAGAAGTAACTCTTAAGTGATTATATTCTACATATACTTTTGAATTTGGAGATACACTATACCTTATAACATATATACCATCAGGTATATCTTGTTGGCTATTACCGCAATTTTCTTTTTGTAATGCTAATGTGCATGCAGTCAGACACATATCAAAATCCTTATCAACCTTTATTAGTACAGGTACACTAAAACCTGGTAATGTGATAAGTAATTCTTCACAATCCACAGCTAACTCAGATGAGTATTGGCTAGTGTCTTTAATACATAATAATCCGCAATTAGATACAGTTGGGATTTCTAAACTTAATATATGCTTATCTGCCATTTTTTAATACTTTAACATGCTATATATATAATATACAAAAAATAACAGACAATATAAAATAAAAAGAGCAGGAGTTTTTAATTCTCCTGCTCTAGTTTATTTGTGTAAAAATATATTACATTTTACCAAGCACTGTTGTATTCTAGTGCAATTGGATTTCCAGCTGCATTAGCTAAAGCAACAACTTTGTCAAGTAAAGCTTTAACAGCAACGTTTGCTGCATCATCATCACACTTAACATAGATTTGGTAAACATACTGATCATTATCAAATAATCCACTTGGATTGTTGAAACGTGGTACACTGTGTTGTAAGTAGTATGCTTTATATGTAGCACTTCTATCTACAGCAGCAAGTAACTCATCAGACATTTCAATTTCTCTGATTCTAGCACTGTCAGCGTTTCCTTGGTTGTAAGGAGATTGACGGTATCTTTCAGATAAGATTAAGTCTCTGATTACTTGCTCACCTTGTGTTTGTTGCATTTGACCTGGAGTCATTGTTGCAACACCACAATCATTACATACTTCACCTGTTTCATCTAATACAGAAGCAATGATTTCTACTGGCTCAGCATTAAAGTGATCTCTTGAATCAAAAGAACAGTTTCCAAATTTAGTACCTACGTATGCTCCCACAAACTCTACAGTAGCAGAAACTTTACTAGTACCATTTGGATCAGTTGAAGCAACATATGTTCCATTTAATACTTCAGCAATACTATAAACTTCTTGTGAAACTACTCCTGCAGTTTCTACAGATACAACAACACCACCTTCTGATACAGAAGTAAGAGTTAATGTTGCATCAGCACCACCACCAGAAATTGTTAATACATCACCTACAGCATATCCAGAACCTACAGCAGCCCAGCTAAATGTAGCAACGGCACCACCTGCAACAGTCAAAATATTAACAGCTGCACCAGATCCAGATCCACCAGTTACTGCAACAGCTGCAGCAACAGAATAACCTGTTCCACCAACTAAAGTTGCATCTTTTGCACCATCAACATCTGCTTCAGCAACAAAAGGTTTGATTAAAGGATTAGCTAATACCATATCAGCCATAGTAGCACCAACTAATGCAGGATCAAGAAACTCTTGTCCATCAATACAGCAAATGTTTGCTGAATCTCCAATAGCATATGCATTGTGATTTAAGAATCTTAATGCAGGTGAACCCTTAACATCCATTCTCATAAATTGTGTTGAACCACATGGAGTACAATCAGAACCCAAAGACAATGAAGCCTTAGACTGTGATGCAACCAAACAGTTTGTATACCAAGCTCTAGATACATATCTAGGATTGATTCCTTTAGATTTTACAGATTCTTTGTATCCACCGTGACCTGGATTGTTTCCAATAGTGTCTTTAGTGTAAAATGAACCTTGTACTAAGTAAGCTAATGAATTAGCTGGCAAAGCACCTCCTGGTATTGCAATAGTTTCCCAATCTGAGTCACTAACAATACCCATTTCTCCAGCACCTAGTGCTGATGTAGAGATTCCGGCATTAGCCTCAGTGGAACCTACTACAAACGTTTTGTAAAACGCATGATTAAAATAAGCCATAATTTTTCTTTTTTGTTGTTATAAATATATAAAGTTTGTACATTGTGTACATTAATAATATACGTAATTAATTTTAAATAAGAAAGCTATACTGTATAAATAATTTTTGTTTAATTATTACGTTCAGCTGAAGCTTGTCCTCTTTGTTGTTGATACTGATTTTCAATATCACCTGCTATTAAAGATGCTGTATCATCTAACATTAATTCAACTACATCATCTTTAAATTCACAGTCTATGTTAATAGGGCTTGTTATACCCGTGTATGGATCTGTACAACCCAATACTTCTATATAAACTGGTTTTCTGTAATATGTTAAAACAGGGTTGACAATATTAAAATCATTGTTCTTATATATTCTTATTGTATTATTTTGCATAGTACAAAAAGTCTCACCCCATTCATAATCTGGATTTTTTAAAGGATCTCTTAATAGTAATGGTACATTAGCTACTTCAGAAAGGTATACAGTCATTGATCTAGGATCTGGACAACATTCTGAAGTAGCGTCTGTACTTACTCTTTTATATTCCAAGTATTGATCTACTGGAAAATTATTTGATTCAAAGTATTTTTCTGATACAGTTCCTGTTAATAGAAGTTCTATTAATAAAGGCTGTAAATCATCAATTCTTTTTTTAGATAACTCATCTCCTTCTTTGTACATATTACCACCATGTAGCTGTCTTCTACACCATTCTAATTGTACTTTATTAAAAGCTTCTACAAATTGCCAACATTCTATATTGTCATAATCTTGACTATCTAGTTTATTTAGCCTTTGCTTTAATTTTAATAAAAGAGTATTGTTATTCATTATTCAAATTTTATGAGTTCCAGTATGGTTCCACCTTAGCAAGTAATGACATTAAAGTATCCTCATTCTCTGGATTCTTTAAGTGTTGTAAACATTCAGATGGTGATTTACCCAACTTAATACCACTATCAATTGGTTCAATCCAACCTCCAGCTTTAGTTGTTATAAATCTATAATAAAGAGAATCTTTAATCAATGCTCTTATTTTTAACTCCTCCATGTCTAAACCAGCTACTTCTAAAAATTGAGAAGCTGCTCTCTTTTTAGATGACTCAGCACCATGCCCGTTAATATATGTATCCATATTCTCATATAATACATCATTAGGTGTAGCTTTTACATATTGAACACTATCTACATCACATATTTTTGCAACATACATAAGTTTAGCAACATTAGAATCATACATGTTTTGTAATGCAACTAATGATTTGTTTCTGAGTTTACTTAATTCAGTTCTGGTAGATAATGATTCTTTTGCAGTATCTAAGAAAAACTTAAAAGGTGTATTAGACTCTTTTGCTATTTTTAATGACTTAGCAACAATAGAAAAACCTCCAGCATTAATTGCATGTAATTTAATAAGATCATAAGGATCAGTAGTTGGATCTAAAAATGTTGGGTCATTACCGCATCTTAAACTAATCTTATCCCAAAATGCAGAATTATCAGGTTTCATTATTGTAAGTTTATTCCAAAACTCTTTATCTTCTGGATCAACAACGTTAGCAGCTAACTCAGCTTCTAACTGTGAAACAACTAATCTTATTTCTTTAATTTTTGCTTTCTTCTCAGATTTTGGAAGCATTTTTACTTCAGGTGCAAACTCATTTAAACCTGTAACATAACGTTTAACCCCATTCATTTCTAAACATGCTAAACTTTCTTCATGAAAAACACCATCATGCAATGATAATCCATATTGCTCAAGTCCCATGTTTTCTTTATTTGCATTAAAGAAAGGACGTATAGCTATAGTCTTATTTTTTGTTTGCTGATATTTTTCTACAATTGTGTAATCCTCCATTTTTTTTTTGGTTTTTAAAATTAATAATTATTTACTAGTCAAAAGTACAAATATTGTACAGTTTATTTATTAATAATTTCTAAAGCAAGATGTTTAGTCTTGCTAAAGTTTTTTGACGTTTATTCTTCTACAGCGTCTATAACTATTTTTAGTACACCTGCCGTATGGTATAAGTCTCCTTTTTCCAAACCTGCAGCTATTGCATCAGCATTAGATACAAATTCTAAGTCTGCTGCTCCTCTAACCCAATCAATTACTTCATTAACATGAAGCAATCTTGCTAGACCAGTAGTATTTACTTTACCTACATAAGCTTTATCTTGAAACTTCTGTGTAACTTTTTTTAATTGTGCCATTTTTATTTTATTTAAGGATTAAAAAAAAGGGAGGAGGATTAACCCCTCCCCTTTAATATTAATGTTCTCTAGAATGATCCTCCTGTGATAGGGTTTCTCATTACAATTTTTAGAACTTTAGTTGGATCCTTAACCCAAATAGCTGGCATTGTTTGAGTCATCATAACTCTATATCCATTGAAGTTTCCAGAAGATGCAAACCCTTGAGTTCTTCCCATGTAGTCCATAGTACCATTTTGGTAGAACCACTTAAGTTGATTATCCCAAGAAAGTTTTAACAAGTGAATGTTATCATTTCCTTCATCAGTTACATCAAAGATAATAAAGCTATAAGAACTTAGAGGTCTTCCATCAATTAATGGATTCTCAATGTCATTAGTATTTAAGTTATCAAATGCTGGATTCAATACAAACTTAACGTTAGCTAAGAATGGAATGGTAAAGCTTGTGTAAGCAAAACCATAATCTAAATCCATACCAGAACCTTTAACAGCTCCTATATCAGATGCATTTTGAACTAGACCTGAACCATATACTTCATCAGCAATAGCTTTGTTGATCAATTGCATTCCTGCAATACCTGTTTGTACAACAAGTGATCTTTGTGGGTCTGGCCCTTTAAATTCAACTTTACCTTGGTAGAAGTTGTAAAGTTCAGATTTAAACATGTCAAGAGTAAATGAAGACTTGTTGTATACTCTTTTGAAAGAGTTATCTAACTGTGCCCATAAACCTACAGATAATCTAATATCATCCGGTCCATCTTGTTTAATTCTACCACCTTTACCCCACATTAGGTAAGTTTCAATATCCGTTGCAATTTTAGATAAGTGAGCTGCTTCCATATTTGTAATGAAAGTACGTGTAAGAGTACCATTCTCCATAGCTTCTCTTGCACCAGCTTTACCCATATTTGCTACTAAACCTTCAATTGAAGGAACAGATGGATTTGCTGAGTCAGTGTTAAAGTTTCTCCAGATCTCAGTTACTGGTACAGTACCATCAGCATTCAAACCACCTTTGATCATAAGATCAGCACGGCTAGAAATAGAATAATGTACGTGTGCTTCAGCTCCTCCTACAAAGTTGTAGAATTCACGGAAACCAGAACCTGTTTCAATGTCAGAGAATCTTTCTCCGTACTCACCTCTTGCAGAACCTTTTCTGAAGAACTTTGTACCTTGAGCTAAATACTTATTATCTAAGCTAGCTGCATTGTTGTTGTTTACCAATTGAACTGTATAGATGTAACCGTCACCTGCTGGGATAATATCATCAGCTGTGATGTAAAGCTCTAATCCATTGTATTTGTCATAAGTGATAATATCACCATGTCCAAATGTTCTTTTGGAAATTTTAATTTTAAATGTAGTACCATCTACACCTTTACTTGTGTTTCCTGCTTCAATATCTGCTACAATGTAGGGAAGATCTTGTGCAATTGGAGTTTGCCATTTATACTCACCACGTGCATTGTCCACCATGATTGTGTTCTTTCCACCGAAAGATGCCATTTGATATAAAGGCATTTCAACCTTTTGAGTCATTGCCCAAAGGTCTACTGGTCCCATATCCATAGGTTCAGCAGAACCTAGCATCTGAGTCAAGTGGTAAGAATCAACATGAGAACTAGCTTTGTAGCTTGTATCTCTTAGGAAAATTCCATTATTTAATACTGGAGTTGCCATAATTTTTACTTGTTTTTGTTGTTAATATTAATTGTTATTTATTTTTGATTGTTAAATCCTTTTGAATATGTTGTTGGTTCTAGGTAATTTTCTTCCTGACTTCTTCTTTCCTTCATCTTTACTCTGTATTCCTAAAGAGTTAGATCCGCCTGAATTTGCTTGTTCAGTCTTTAATTTTCTTACAGTTTGCTCAACACTTTTTTGTGCACCTTTATCCATTATTTTTGCTTTATATCCATCTGGATCTTGCAGCAGCCATAATGCTTCAGAAATCAATGTATAGTTTGGTTCAACAAACTGATACTTTTCTAAAAGGTGGCCAAGCAAATTTGTATTACGTCCACTAACAGATGGGTAACTTGGTTGTACTAAACCATTATATAACATTGTTTGTGTTCTTTTATCTACTTTTATATCACCTAAAGTACCATCCTTTAATGTTTCATATACACTAGACATGTATTGTTTAGATGCTTGTTCTTGTTGCTTCCTTTTTAGCTCTTGCTCTTCTATTTTTTTAGCAACAACCTTTTCTTGCATTTTATCTAATTTAGGTTTAAACTTAGAAGCTTGTTTTTCTAGTTTACCTAAATCTTTCCAAATTTCAATTTCTTCAGAGATTTCTTCTTGTGTTCCATATCCTGTAGCACCTAAATACTCTCTAATAATTGTCTCTTGGTCTTGTTCTTTTTTAATACTAAGCTCTTTAGTTTTTTCAACTTGAGCTAATGTTGAAAACAATCCTTTAAGATCTTGACCTCCATCTGCTACATATCTTGCTGCTACTTGAAGTTCTTCTGGCAAACTAGCAAAAAATTGTTTTGGGGTTTCTCTTCTAACTTGATTAGCTTTTTCTTCTAAATTAGCTTGAATTAATTCTTCCCAATCTTTAGCAGTATAGTCTTCTAATTCTTTATCATCATCAAAAGGAACTATTTTATCATCTTTAATAAGTTTAGAAAATACATCAGATATTCCTGATATAGCCTTTCTTCCTCTTTTAGATGATTTTTCATCTTCTTGAACTTCATCAACTTCATCCAAAGATTCTAGTATATCTGCAGCTTCTTCTGCTTTACTATTAGTCTCTTCTTTTGTAGTTTCTTTTTCTGCAGTTACTTCTTCTTTTTCTGTTTCATCAACTTTAGCAGTTAAGTCATCAGCATCATCTTTATCTGGATCAGCAAAAGAAAAATCTGCTTTTTCTTGCAATCCTGATAAAATATTTCTTTTTGGTTTTTCTTCCGTAGGCAATGTAACAGCCCCACTTCCTGGAGCTCCATCAAATATCTCATCAATGTTAATGTCTAATGTCTCTACGTTACTGTTCACAGTGTTTGTTTTGGTATCCATATTATTGTTGGTTTTAATATTAAATCCTTATATATATAATATACAAAATGTTTTTTCACATACAATGCAATAAACTTATATAATTTTAAATTTTAGTAAAGTTTTTTGCAGTATATAGCTAACACTTATTTATCTTTCTTCTTTTTATTAGAAGATTGTACATCATACTTGTTTTTGTTTTCTCTAGCTATTTCCAATTTAGTGTTGGCTATTTGCTTATTTGCAGATATTTTTTCTTTCTCAACATTTAATCTAGATTGTTCAAGTACTCCTTTTTGAGTTAATTCTGTACGCTTAAGGTTTGCTTGTTCTCTATATTGTGTAGTTTCTCTAATCTCTTTCATAGCATCTTGATAATCAGATACTTTGTTTTCATTAACATCACTCATTGAACCATAACCAGCAGCTCTAATTTCTGCAATAGTTAAATCATTTTGTCTATCCTTATCATTTTCTATTTGCTCAGCTTGCAGTTTCATTTGTTCTTCTTGTGCTTTAGCTTGTAATTGCTCTTGCTGCATTTGCTGTTGTTGTTGCATATCTTGCTGTCTTTGAGCTTGTATTCTTGCCTCAGAGTCTTTTAATATATCTGTTACACCAGCAATTGAATCTGATTTAACAATATTACCTAACTCATATATTGATGCTCCAGTAGTATTATTAGTTAAGGCCATTTGCTTTAGCTGCTCTAGAATAGCTCTATGATTTGTTTTAGTTGTTGCAAAAACATTAAAATCTCTTAATAATAAATCAGTACCGTTGATTGTAAAGTTTACTTTTTGTGCCTCACTAGATATATAACTAAGTCTAACACTTGGATTTGTACTATTATAGTACTGTGCTAAGTCAGTTCTCATTTGATGCACTCTAGGCATTAAATGATCTGAGTGTTGTACAAAGTATATTTCTGTTTGTGCATAAGATTGTTGCATGGCATTAACTACACCTGTTGCAGTTTGTGCTGATACAGCTCCACCTAGACGTTGTGGATTTATTCCAATTGCATCAAAACATTGTTGTTTAAAATAATTAGCTAATTGAATACGTGACATTAACCTACCTGTTTGCTCCATGTTAAGAGTTTGGTAATGATTAAAGTTTGTAGCATTTTCCGTATTAGTAATAGATGTATCTAAAGGTAGCATGCTAAAATCTTTCATAGCAGTGTATGCTTTAGCATAATTATTTTTACCCCAGTCTTCACCCATTGAGTGACGTGGTAAAGCATTTTGATCAAACATAATTACTGTACCTAATTCATCAATTAGTATATCTGCTATTTGATTATTTACCATGTTATATCCAACCTGATAAGCTTTCATCAAATCCACTAATGAAGTAGATCTTGTATTTCTATCAGAAAATACACGACCTTCTACAGGAAGTTTACACCCATATAATGTATTAGATCCTTTAAATTGGAATGGTAATCTACCAGGTTTAGTTCTATTAATACCTACATAAATAGGATTAACATTATCACCCATTGTAGTATGCCACATTGCTGGTACATTAGGTCCTATTTTAACTCCACCCCAAGTTTCATTAATCCATATCCAATCAACATGCTCTCCTTGTAATAAAGTTTCTTTAGATTTATTTTTAAATATTGACGTGTCATATACAGGCTTTTCTGTAATCTTAAACGTTTCATCAATTATTTCTTGAGTAACTTCACCGTCTAATTCAATTTTTGTAAGATGACCTACTTTTCTTTGAGTTTTCCAATAAATTGTAGAAACTCTCATTAAGTTACTATCACCCCATTGTATTAAGTCTTCACTTTCATCTAATATTTGAGATACTATATCTCCTCCACTTGATGGATCATTCCAATAGTTGCTTGTATACTGTCTATATGCTAAACCAGGTGCATTTGTATTCCACTCATGAGATCTAGTTGCATCATAGTAGGATCCATCATTTTGATAACCATTTACTTGATATTGTGCAGATCTAGCCGGATATATTTTTTGTAGAGATTTTAATTGTTTCTCATCCATTAGATATCCATACTTATCTACTACATCAGATACCGTCATTAAATCTATCTTACCTACATAATTAGATTCTGATATGTATCTTTGATCTGGAGACTTCTGATAAAATGTTAATACAGGATTCCATAATTCAACATCATAATCATCCTCTAACATACGGAAATGCCAGAATTCTCTATCTGCAATCAAACTATCTCTAAAACCTCTTTCTTCAAGCTCTTGCATTTTAAATCTTTCCTCATCAACATTTAATTGATGTGAAGCCCATTCTTCTACACTGCTTCTATAAGACTTACTAAAGTAGTCTTCTATTTCTGGTAATGATTTTAGGTTTTCTGGTGATAATTGTTGTTGTGCTTCTTCCGATGCAGGATCCATTCCTGCTTCTATCATTTTTTGAACAAGTTCTCTTTCTGCATCAGCAAGTAATACTTGTTCAATTTCAACTTTCTTCTGCTCCAACATTTCATTATATGATTTGTCATCTACAGCTCTAAATTGAACTTTGTTATATCTTTTAGCAAACTCTCCACTTAAAACATTAATAACATTAGGTACAATTGGATAAAACTTTAATTCTAATGCAGATTCATTTTCTGTTGTTAGAACATCCATTAAGTCTTTATAATCATTATCCTCTTCAACAATGTAATCTGTTTTATCAATAATACCTTTAGCTAATTTATAATTCTTTAAAAGCCTTCTAGCATTTAAACGTAAAAATTCTATTCCTTGAACTTCAAGCCAATCTAAATTCCATGCAGCCCACTCATCAGTTTTTTGTTTAGATGAAATAAACTGAACTGGTTGAGTTAAACTAGAGAAGGTAGGCCCACTCTCAGCCTTAGCTCCATTTTTTAACTGCATTGCATTTAATACTTTCATTCTAGAATATATTTAATTGTTCTATTTATAATTTTTAAAACCTGACCTTCTTGGTCTAGAGTTATTCCTTGATTTATTTTGTCCAATATTTTTGAACGGACTATACTTTAATTTAGTGAATTTTTCTGAATTTACCAAAGAATTACCTTCAGATTCACGCCTTTTAGAATAACCTCTATTGGACTGTTGTATTTTTACAAATGCAATTAATGCACCAAATGCAACAAGTCTATCAACGTTTAATCCTGGATAATAAGCTAGCATTTCTTTAATTAACATTGGGTCCGGAATTCTTTCAACACCTAATGTTTGATTTATAACTACACCATTAATATCAGTTTCTTCATCTATAACTTCTCTTAAAAACTCAATTGCATAAGAAATCAAATGGCTTTTGAATAATGTTCCTGTGTTCTTCCAACCGTATTCTTGATAAACAGTTCTATTAGAACCCAGGTCTTTTAAGAAAAGTATTTGTTGTTTAGGTACTAAGTATCTCTGTTTTTTTCTAGCAATCATATGCTGGATAAAAAGTGAAATGTTATTCTCTACTAATGTCCAAGCATTGTACCATTCAATTATTAATTCAAGTCTTTCATGAGTTTTATTAATATCATCAAATCTACCACACCATGCAGCTACTACTTTATCTTTTTCAATAAACTGCTCAACATCACCTGCTGCTGTAGTTCTTGTAACTTCAGTTGCATTTTTATATACAAATATACTACACAAAGAATCTGATGTTGTTGTCTTACCTTCTGATACGGGGTCAATAGAAGCATAATATGCACCAAATTCTGGGTTTTTTACAGGTCTTTCCCATACAACTATAGTACCTGTTTTATCAGTTTGTTTTTTATCTACTGGAAATCTTGTAATAGGTAATTTATTTGTTCTTTTAGCAAAAACTCCTTTTTCATCCCTATCTAGTTTAATTAACTCATAAGGATATTCTTTTTCTTGAATTCTTTTTTGTTGTTTACTTAATATCCCTTGAGGAAAAACTGATTCTTTTCTATATGCAAATGCCTCCGCTATATTCAAAGGTTTCTGAGATATTCTTAACTGGTATTGTTCTCCACTTAATTCATTCTTCCAACGTGCTCTTTCTGTTGCTATAGCTTCAATAGCTTCATCAATTAAAGAGTTTCCATATTCATCAATGTAAGGTGGCATAGACCATTGTTCAGGAATAAATAACCCTGCCATACCAATACCTCCATCAGCATCCATTAGATTGGTTTCTACTGCATATATATCATTTGCTTTTGGATTAAGTATCATATCCTTTAAAGGATTACACTGCTCCAAGTCACCAACAGATCCTGCAGCTATAAACATACCTGTTGTCACCATACCGGAAGACATTGCAGGACGTAAGTACTCATATGTTTGCATCATCTTTGGTGCTATACCAGCTTCTTCATGAAAAAAGTATGTTGTAGGTCCACCAACTCCAGATGTTGCATTCTTTTCAAATGATGCCCCTTGTATTTTAGATTTTAAACCTCTAGCTGTTTTTCTATTACCAACTTTAACTTCTATCTGTTGCTGCCATAACAAAACCTTTTCTGGGTTACTTGGTCTGTACCATGCCGTATGCTCATTTAAAAATGTTTTGTATTCATCTAAAAACTTCCAAGAACCTTTATCATTTATGTAATCCTTTAATGATGCACCAATTTTACATGTACTACCTTCTTCAAACCAGTATGTATTAATTATTTTTCCCATATGAAAATAGGAAGAAGCAATCTGACGTTTCTTTAATATTGCTGAGTGTTGGTAATGCAACTCTGCAAGTATTTCATACAAAGCCATATGATACTGAGCATCACGCACTTTAGCAAAACCATATTTTTTTTCTTCTTTATCATATATAGGTAAAAAGTTAAGCCACATGTAGTAGTCACGTGTTAGATACCATGTAAGACCATCGTGCTTGTATATTACACCTTCTCTGCACTTAATCTTTTGATCTTCCCAATAGCTTATAAAGTCTTTAGATCTAAAAGGTTTATCACAATAAAAGCCAAGTTTATTAAAAGTTTTAGCTTCACTATTAAATTGTTTAGACATACTGGTAAAATTATATTCACCAGGTTCCTTAAATATAGTCAGTAAAAACTTTATAAAACTTTCTCTATCTTCAAACTCAGTTGTTTCCCACTTATTGTTATTATATGTAGGAATGGTTTTATACATCTCTTAGAATAGCAAATATATCTCCCTCTTGTATAAGCAAGTGTTCTGTATCATTATGCTTCATTGGTACGGGTAGGCAGTGATCTGTATATTGTACAACATCTCCTACTTTTATTTCAGAAACTGTTTGACCTACACCAACTACAGTTCCTATATTTTCTTGTTCTTGTGCAGATGTAGGAATCATAATTGTAGTATTCTTAAAATACTGTTCAGCTTCTTTTTGTTTGATTAGAATCTTTTTTCCTATTGGTATTACTTGTTGTGGCATTGTCTTTAGTTTTTATATTGTTAGTTTTTTCTACTTCTTTGTCAAATATTGGCTCATCCCAATAACAGAAAAGCCATTTTTCTTTTATTTTCATTTTAAATTTGATCATAAGCTAATCCGGCACCTCCACGTACTGAACTTTCTTGCTCTTGTTTCATATCACTAAACGCTCCTTTGTATGATTGTCTTATGTTTTCAAATTTAGCTGCTGCATTTACCATAGAATTAATATTACCATCTCTACCATGTTCTATTGCAGTAACTTCCATATACTTAGCCAATCTATCTAACATAGATTTTATACCTACATAAGCTCTATATGTTGGAGTTTCATATAATTTCTTACACATGTCAAGAGCATATCTTATTTTTCCATCTTCTGGTGATTCTTCTAACTTAACTTCTTCAATTATAATATCTTCTTTTTCATGTTCAGGTAAATTAAAAAATGGATTCATATCTGGATTAGGACAACTCATATAAAAAATATATTGATAAACCTGTAAATATGTATCTGGGTATTCCGTCATAATTGTTTTTAAAAAAGGTAAGGCATAACAATGTTCTGTTGGAATCACCTTGCTGTTTTGTATATCAAATAATCTTACTAGCATAATTTAATTTTTATCCATTATATCTTTAATATCTTGAAAGTCTGCTTGAACAACTAAAGGTGTGGGATTGACTAACTGTGACCCTACTGCTAAAGTTAATTGAACCAAACCGGTCATAACTTCATTATTTACTAAAGAATAATAAGGAGTTGCGGCCATTATAACAGTTTCATCTAGATAAATATCTTGATAACTATATTGATCTATATACTCTTTATATGGTACACCATTACTTAAACTTATTTTTAATGCTACTTTTGTTAATGTTATATTGCTCATAATTATTTATTGTCTTTTAACCACATCATTAGCGATGCTACTTCTGATTTTAAGTATGGTAATTCATACATTTTTATACCCTCTAATGAAGGTTCTCCATTTACTATTTTAGTAATAGGATAACCATTTTCATCATCTCCAACTTTTTCAAACTTTACGTGTTGTATAACTAACTTGCCAATCTTAAGTTTAGGGTTGTGCTTTTTAATAATATACGCATAAATACTGAGTTGTAGGTTATAATGGTTAAGATTACAATCATCTAAGTTATTTACAGGCTTATACATTTTGTTTGTTATACCTTCCCAATTTGTAAATCCTTTTTCTTTAATTTCTTTGTTTGTCTTGTAATCATATATGTTTATATAACCATTTACAATTTCAACTAAGTCTGCTTGTCCACATATACCAGCTGATTTTAAATATACCAAGTGTTCTGGATAAACACCTTCCTCAAGCTTTTGCTCCGGAGCCATTTTAACACCATTCTCATTGGTAATAGGTTTAATAATAGGTATTTGTGTACCTTCTCTTTCTATTGTTTTAAAATCAAGCATATCAGCTTCTCTTTGATCATGATAATAATTACCTAGACCAATAGCCCTTTTAGTTTCATTATCCCATGCAGTAAGTATTTCTTTTTCAGTCATACCATACCATTTAGATCTTTTGTTTTTAGATGATTTTTTTGCTTGTCCTTCTCTGTCAAACTTAGGTTTAAATTTACCAATAAAAGAAGTTACACTTAACCAATCAATAGAGTCATTATCTATACTTTCATATGAATGACCCTCTTCTTTAAATATAATAGCCATAATTATAG